GTTTAAGATGACTCAGCAATGGATGGCCAACCAGCAAGACAGACGCCAGCAGAACAAACCAGAAACTCACCATATTTACGAGGCGACGAGGTGCGCACTGATTCGGGTCCTCTCCTGTCCGTATTCGGATTACAGGAAATACTCGCAAAAGTCCGTGATGCACAAACTCGATTGCAGATGTCGGCAGGCGAAGCGCCACCCACTCCACCGGATATTCAGACCATGTTTGACAACCTACATGCTCTTGCAAATGAGAGATCGTTCAGAATAGAAAGACAACCGACCAGTTATTACAGGCATCAGGCAGTTCAGTCCGACGAGCGAATTTTTCAGATTAATCGATTTTATGAGCAGATATCGGCGATAGGATCTACCCTAGAAGGAGATGACGCTCAACAGCTATTGGAGACAGTACTAAGAAGAATTCAATTTGTACGCGATCAAGGCAGTTTTATAATCCACGATTTGCCAACATATTTTGAAAATGGAATCGAGATCATATCAAGGTCAGCTCTAGGTTTGGATGTAGAAGAAGCGCTGACAGCGTTAAATAACAGGGAGAGAGCGATATTGGATGCACAATTACGAACTTTCAGAATACTGAACCGGCCGATACAGAATGTCTATTATGATTTGTTTAATGCGGCAATGCCGGATCCGGTCTATAATGTCCATCAATCACTCACAAACTATGTTGTAAATGATCAGAGAGATGACTATCGACGGGCACAAGCATGGTTACGTACATATTCCGATAGTAAGGGTGTTACCTATGATCGGAACCTACAAACCGACATCTTCAGCCCAGATACCATGTACATCTTGTCCTACACATTACCACCAAATCCCTCAATCATTTGGAGTTTACCGCGGTGTGGAATCTCAAACCTAATGTTGAATGCAGCAATAGGCTTACCGATGGGACAGTATATTTTGCCAAATTCAAAAATTGCTTCCGTTACCATAACTGCTAGAATTACACAAAATTCACCTTTTTCACAGGTGCAGGCGACAACTGCGACTGAAGCACAGATGCATGATGTAAGGAAAATATATTTGGCATTAATGTTTCCAAACCAGATACTACTGGATATCAAGACTGAGCCTGGACATAGTGTAGATCAGGTAGTAAATAGTGTTGCGGGTGTGATAGGAAAAATAATGTTCACATATGGGCCAAGATTATTCAATGTGACATCGAGGACAGCGCATATATTGGATAGAGCCTGTAGCGACTTTCTAACGAGTTATAGTCAGCAGAATGTTCGTTTTAACATTAGAAGTAGAGCACCTTTCGACTGGACAGCAACGTTAGGGACAGAAACGTTTGATGGGAATCGATTACGGATGGACCCCATCTCAGGACGGGGATACAACGGCTACCGAGCAAATGACCTACGAAACGAACCAACTTGCTACCCACACGTTTCAAGAAGAGTTTGCTATACCGGATACGATTCGGCTGACATCCTGGATGAACGATTCAGCGGGAGTGAGCACATGTATCCTACTTTACAGGAAATGATGACAGCACTGCGAGTAACAGGGCACACACAGGAACGGAGCTACCTGTATGCCATGTCACAGCATCATATCGTACGCTTTGCCTATCTCAATCAGATTATAAACCGCGATTTACTCTCAGCTTTCAGTTTACCAGATGATCTCTTCCATGAACTAACAGATCGGATACCATTGGATGAGTTAACAGCGAATGGTCCGATCATCCTCGATATCTCCATGCATTCAATCTGGCACGCTTACAAAATGCGTTTTCTTCCGACAGAACATTCCTCCTTTCAACTCATTCAGCCGTTGATCGAGTCGATTTTCTCGTCTCAGATATCAGTGATGAAATTGAACGCTGTAGAGCTTCGCAATTTCACGATCGCCAACCCGGACAGCTTTCCAAACCTAAAAGCAATGGACGTTTGGCGCGCGGTTTACGCGAACATGCCAGAGAGTATTCGCGCAATGATGGATCTAGCGGGACAACATTGGTTCATAACAGCGTATGACTGCAACAAATGGATGAACAGCCCAGAAGTACAGATTTCTATACCCTACCGTTGCATGAGCGCAGCTTGGCGTTGTTTGGATGACGCAAATACGATCATGTTGACACGAGACGTGTACATACACCGAACATCGATACCTGAGCTAGCAATTGAGGATATTGAAGAGTTTAGACGAAGGGCAGAATTCTTTACAAACGTGGCATCAGATCAACCTCCAGCACATCAACGTGTATATCTCCCAGTACAGGCTGCGATTCATCGAGCGGGTGAAGGACGATTCAAGATCTACCTACGAGCATTACTCGACGAAGGCTATTATGTGAGAATTGGTTCTGGAGTACGACCTCTGGTCTTGGAAATTCATAACAAGCTGCCATCAAGGGAAGTGTTAGAGCGCTTGCCTTACAGTTATCAGACAACGAAGAGCGACGGGCCAGTGGCGAAATTCTCCTTCAGTACGACGGGGCGGGTCAATGGAATTCTAATAATGTACAGCGCAGACGACCATTCAACTCCGGATGAAATGGTCAATGTTAATCCAACGTATTGTAATACGCTAGTCGTGCTGAAAGAGATGCCCTTCTCACGTGTGGAGACGAGTTCAATTCTGAATGTCGTGAACAGAGACCTTATCGCAATAAAGAAAAAGACGAGGATTTACGATCTTACTGAAGCTCTAACTGCTGGAAATCGCCAAGCCATCCCTTCTACCGAGTGAGCGAGGGACTTCAGCCACCCCACGTTTCTCCTAGAAGGAGGGTCATCAAAAGATAC